TCGGATACCCATCATACCTCGCTTTCCAAAGGGAAATCTTTCTCCACATGGCTGCTTGCGAAGCTGATCCCCGTTGTTTCGGTCAGCTATATACTAAGTGTCGTCGTTCTGGCTACACTAATGTATGCTCTGCTGTCCTTGTGGACGAGGCTAGTCAGGTTAAAGAGAAGCTTTTAGGGATTCAGTCAAAGACTGGTAAAGACGCTCAGGAAAACATCTTTATGAAGAAGGTGGTCTCTATTTTTAGAGGCTATCCTTTCTTCTTCAAGCCCATCCAGGACGGTACTACGAACCCTCGTATGGAGTTGGCTTTCCGTGAGCCATCGAAACGCATCACCAAGAACAACAAGACGTCTATGCGTGGCGATGCACTGAACACAGTCATCAACTGGAAGAACACGACGAACAACGCATACGATGGTGAAAAGCTGCACCTGCTGTATCTCGATGAGGCTGGCAAGTGGGAGAAACCCACAGACATCCGTGAGGCGTGGCGCATTGAACGTACATGCCTTATAGTTGGCAGAAAGGTAGTGGGTAAAGCCCTGGTGGGTAGCACAGTCAACCCTATGAACAAAGGCGGGGAGGAATACAAGGGCTTGTGGTACGACTCTGATCCGAACGAAAGAAACAACAACGGTCGCACTCGATCTGGGTTGTATCGCATCTTTATTCCTGCTTACGAAGCTTTAGAAGGTTTTTTTGATGAATACGGCAATGCTGTTGTGGAAGACCCTGAAAGTGCAGTCCTCGGTATAGACGCGGACAGCATAGAGATAGGAAGCAAGACATACCTTAAAAACGAGCGGAAGTCATTCAAGGACAATCCCTCTGAGCTTAACGAGATAACACGACAGTTCCCATTTACCGAAGACGAAGCGTTCAGGGACAGCATTGAAGGTAGTCTGTTCAACATTGGTAAGATCTACCAACAGATTGAGCACAACGAGGAGCTATACCCGAATCCAGTCGTAGTAGGCAACTTCACCTGGAAAGAGAAAGACAAAGAAGTGGTGTTTTCTCCTACCCCTAACGGAAGATTTAGGGTCAGCTGGATGCCAGATCCTAGCGAGAGAAACGTAATACAGCAAGAGCGTGGCAAGAAGGTTCCTCCGTTTAGCAACTATGGCTGTGGAGGAGTTGACTCCTATGACCTAGACGCTACCGTAGATGGAAGAGGCTCTAAGGGTGCGCTACACATGTACAACAAGTTCAGCATGAATCGCCCTTCGAACATGTTTGTAGTGGAGTATGCTTCTCGTCCAGATCTAGCTAGCATATTCTACGAAGACGTTTTGATGTGTGCGTTCTTCTACGGCTATCCGCTCCTAATAGAAAACAACAAGTATGGTATTGCAAGGTACTTTGAATCAAGAGGTTACGACGGCTACTTAATGGATCGTCCAAAACACCTAATGAGTTCTTCGTCTCACGTCAACGTTAAAACAAAAGGTATACCATCGAACTCTCAAGATGTCATTCAGTCACACGCTCAAGCCATAGAGAAATACATCCACGAAAGCGTAGGCATTAACCACGAAACAGGCGAGGTAGGCAATATGTATTTTAACAGGACGCTAGAAGACTGGATAGGATTTAAGATCGACAAACGAACCAAGTTTGACTTGACTATTAGCTCAGGATTAGCATTGTTGGCCGCACAAAAAGCAAAAGAAAAACCTAAAGCAGACTTCAACGAAAAGGTGTTTTTTAGGAAATACAAGGTCTAGGACGGATTTGCTATATTTGCAGAATATGCGTAGAGCTCCATCAGACACATGAATTATACAAACAACAAACGTAAAAGCTCTTTTCCTGATCCGCTTGCGAATACAGAAACGAAGAAAAGCAAGGTTTATGGGGTTCAGTACGCAAAAGCTATTGAGTCTCAGTGGGGTAAGATTACGAGCGCCACGTCTTTGTATGGTAAGCGAAATGTAGTTTTTGAAAGAAGCAGAGACTACGCTAACGGAACCCAAGACACCAATATCTACAAGAAGCTTTTGCGCTCGTTAAACCCCAATGATGGCGACGGAAGCTTGATGAACTTGGATTACACTCCAGTTCCTGTACTCCCTAAGTTTGTTCGGGTAGTGGTAAACAAGATTCTATCTCGTAATCCCTATCCAAACCTAGAGGCTGTTGATCCTCTTTCTTCATCCGAAAAGAATAACAAGAAAAGAAGGGTAGAGATTCAAGTAGAGGCAAAAAAACAACTTCAGCAGCTAAAAGAGAATACAGGTATGGTTATCGGGGACGACCCAGATAAGCTGCCAGACTCTTTGGAAGAGGCGGAAATCTTGCTTGGCACCAACGTAAAGACTGACGCGGAGATTGCCGCTCAGATCGGAACGAACATGACGTTATCCTGGAACAGCTTCAATGACAACATCCTGCGTAGATGCGTAAACGACTTGGTTTCGCTCGGTATGGCTGTCGTAAAAAGAAGCAACGACCCGAACGAAGGAATTAAAACTGAATATGTAGACCCAGCTAGATTTATTCATAGCTACACAGAGGACCCTGGGTTTAATGATATGATTTATGCGGGTCATATCAAGTCCATCTCCATCCAGGAGTTGAAGCGATTAGCTGGACACGAGCTAGAAGAGGAAGATTTTAAAAAGATCGCCGCTGCCGTAAAAAACAAAGAAGGAAACGACCCTAATGCCTTCAATGTTCATTCGTACAACAACCGTTTGATGAAGCAGGAGTACGGGTATGACGAGTACATGGTAGACGTCCTTGACTTCGAGTTTATTTCTGTTGATTGTATCTATTTCGAAGAAAAAGAAAACAGGTTCGGAAACACAAACTTCTTCATGAAGGGGTTCGATTACGAAGAAAAGCAGGGAACTGTGTTCGATAGGAAGCCACACAAAATGGAGGTTTCTACTGTTTACGGAGGGAGTTACATTATGGATGGATGCGATATCGTATTCAACTATGGCATGGTGAGAAACGTACCGAAGAATATCCACGACATCTCTAAGTCTAGACTTTCTTATTCTGTTACCGCCACTAACATGCGGAACATGATGCCTAAGTCTATGGTGGACAGCTGCACGGGTTTTGCTGATATGCTTCAGCTTACACACCTCAAGATTCAGCAGGCCATTGCAAAGGCTAAGCCTGACGGGTTAATCATCGATATCGAAGGACTGGAGAATGTGCAGCTTGGGAAGGGCGGTGAGCTCCAGCCGTTGGATCTCCATGATATCTACGAGCAGACGGGTGTATTCTATTATAGAAGCAAGAACCCAGAAGGTGGGTTCCAGAACCCTCCTGTAAGGGAGATCGGCAACAGCATTCGAAACATCAACGAGCTGATTGGGCTGTACAACCATTACCTGCGAATGATCCGCGACACTACGGGGATTAACGAGATGATGGATGCCTCTACCCCGAAGGGTGACACCCTGGTAGGCGTTCAGCAGAACGCAATAGCGGCTGGCAATAACGCCATCTATGACATCACAAACGCCTCTATGATTCTTTACAAGAAGGTGTGCGAAGATATCGTTAAATGTATTCAGATCTTGCCTATCGAGTCTGTCCTTTACAAGATATACGAAAACGCAATCGGAAAAGAAAATATGTCGGTGCTCTCTTCATTTAAAGATTTGCCTATGTACAACTTCGGAGTTCAGGTGGTCAAAGAGATGGAGGATCAGGACAGAGCATACCTAGAGCAAAACATCCAAATGTCTTTGCAGCAAAAAGAGCTTGACATTGAAGATGCGATTGCTATCCGCAACATGAAGGATGTCAATCAAGCGGAGCGCCTTCTTGTTGTCCGCCGCAAGAAAAGAATGGCTAAGCAGCAAGAGATGGCGATGCAGAACTCCCAGATGCAAGCTCAACAAGCTCAGCAAGCAGCTCAAGCTGCTTCTCAGGCCAAGATGCAAGAAATGCAGATGGAGTCGCAGCTTGAAGCGCAGCAACTTCAACTCAAGAGCCAGTTAGAGGCTCAACTTGAGCAGGTTAAGCATCAATTTAGAAAAGAGATTGAACTCATTAAAGCTCAGGCTACGCTTGGCTTTAGAACCGAAGAGCAAGAATTTAAAGAGAAGCTTGAAGTTCTTAAAGAAGACAGAAAAGACGACAGGGTTAAAAAGCAAGCCTCTGAGCAAAGTAAGCTCCTTTCTCAGCGTCAAGGCAAGAGAGGTGAACTACCAGAGGCGGGAGACAGCGTAGACAATATCGTAAACTCACTATTAGGTTAATATGGCGAACAAAGCGAATTTAGACGTATCAGAAAAGCTGGACATCACGATTCGACGTGGTGACTCGTTTGAACTGTCGATTAATATAAAAGATAATGAAGGCAATAATCTTCCGTTGTTGACCGATAATTACGAGTTTGTCATACAGATTAAGACTCCAGTCACTTCCTCCAGAAGAGGCAGTCAAGCTAAACGAACTTCTTCTCTGCCCCAAAGGAGTCTTGTTGCTGCTTCTTCTCTTCAGGAGTCCACTACCCAGGATGTCCCAAAAGATCAGTCAGCAGAGTCTCCTATTTTTGTTTTTGAAAACAAGGACGACAACGGTAATGTCACTTTGAGGGCTACCGCTGCAAATACGGCTACTTTGCCTGTGGGTGTATTCGTTTATGACCTTCAGTATAAACACGAGGTTAATGGTTTTGAAAACGTCACCACTATACTGAAAGGAAACTTTACTGTAAAAGAAGATATATCTACCCTGGTATAATGCCTACAGTAACTCTAAACTTAAATCAAGGCGCTCAGGGAGCTACAGGACCAACAGGAGCTACTGGGGTTACAGGACCAACAGGACCAACAGGAGCCACGGGTTCTACTGGAGCTACTGGAGCGGATTCAATCGTTGCGGGCCCTACAGGAGCTACGGGTCCTGCCCCTCTTTTGGTTTGGTACTATGACGCAAACAGTACAGACTACACAACTGCCCCAGATAATGGTTATATAAGGTTTGATAACTCAAATCCTAATTCTGCTATTAGAATTATTTTTAGCATATATGATTCTTCTATTTCAGCTCAAACTGGTTGGTTAAATACTATTGATGACAGATCTGGCCCAAATTCAAATAACAAAGGGTCGCTTCAAATAAGCAACGGGTCTGACGTGGTGTCTTTTTCGGTCCTTAATGTGGTCCAAAACGTTGGTGCAACTGGAAAGTTATTTCTTATTAATGATTTTTCTGGTAGTGCTTCTTCTTGGAATCACGGTGATAAACTTTATGTAAGTTTTTCCAGACACGGGGATAATGGAGATACAGGGCCTACAGGGGCTACTGGGCCTACAGGGCCTACAGGGGCTACTGGATCTACAGGGGCTGTAGGCCAGGGTGTTGCTGCAGGAGGTACTACTGGACAGGCGCTTGTAAAAGTTGATAACACAGATTACAATACACAGTGGGCTGACATAGCTGTAGATGTTCAATATCATAACCGCTACGCTACGGAGGCAGAGACGCTACGATCAGGGGCTACAGAGACTGTAGAGCTTTATTTCTTTGCTCAGGGTGACGGGAATGGATTGGCAGAGAGCGCTTCTAGCGATACACCCACGAGTGGCTACGACATTCGGCGCAAGCTGTACTATGCAGAGAAGGCACAGGCTGACCCTGACACGTCAGGCGATTGGACGCAGTTCACCGCCATTGCCGACAACACGACATTCGCAAATGCCAAGACGGCTTTGCTTGCTTACCTGAAGGAACGCACGGGCGGGACTGTTCCGATTTCTTTGAAGATGACGTGGGAGGAGGTAGCGGAAGCGACGTTGTTGCTTGATACATACACAGGCGCGGCGGCGGCTTATTCGCTGCGCAAATTGCGGACAGCGTACACAGGTGACGCGGTAGAAGTTTACAACGGTTCAAGCTATGCCGACATCGGATTTAGCAACGGTGAACTTGACACGACGGCCTTGGCTACGCATTGCGGAAGTAACGACGGGTTTGTGTCGAAGTGGTACGACCAATCAGGCAACACGAATACGGCGGCGCAAACGACTACGGCGAATATGCCAAAGATTTACGACGGGACGACGGGCGTGGTGACGGAGAACGGAAAGCCAGCGGTTGACTTTGGAGCTATAAGCACAAGCTTGTTCTTAGGTTATACGGATTCGTTTACGGGAACAAAAGCAGATTTTAGTATTTATGCTGTATCAACGACAACAAGCACAGGTTCAAAGCAAACAATATGGGGAGAAAGTACAAGTTTTCTACTAACTCCAAATGGCGGCTTTAGAATAAATTCTGGCATTGATAATATATCAATGACTGCTGCTGTAGTGAACGCGCAGGAATTGAGAACCGCAAACCTTGTTGAATCAACGGCGGCTTATGTGGTTTCCGTCAACGGAACCGCAACAAGCGGAACGGGAACGTGGACAACAATATCGCGGAGCTCTGACGTCAATTTAGGACGTAGAAGCAACGGCACTTGGTTTTTCAGCGGCTTAATGCAGGAAGTTGTAGTGTATCAATCCGACCAATCCAGCAACCGCACGAACATCGAGGACAACATCAACACCTTCTACAACATCTATTCGTAATGGCGCAATACATAATAGTTCTACCAACCGCCACGCAGACAAGCGAACGAAGAGCGTACCAAATCACGCGAGAGCTCTACAACATCTCGCGGCCCGTACTCATTCAGGCAGAAGGCGAAGCGGCTTCAACCGTCTTTGGGATTGTATCTCATCCAGATGAGACACAATATGCGCTTCAAGTCGACACGGATTACACTATCCACGTCCACGAAGCAGCCAACCTAGAGAAGCTTGTAGCCTGCTTCCCAGACCTGACGAATGACGAGCGGTACAGCCTTAGCGCATACGTGCAGACAAACAGCAAATTCCCATTCGGACACATTGTCCCAAGTACAACAACTATCCGTGATCACCAGTACATGGTGGATAACGGTTGGTTTGAACCAGAGCCAGAGTTATGATAGAAAAAGCTATCAAGATACTCTTTCTGGTTGCTGTGGCTGTCGTTGCAATCCCTATTGGTTTTGTGTACGCTGTTCTTGAATCTATCTATCATGTACTTAAAAGTGCTCTCAGGAATGTCTGGGAGGCTGTATACGCTTTCTTTAGGGGTTTATCTAAGGTTGTGTCCGTTATAGCCGCAAAGTTTCTTAGCGGCCTTCTAATTAAGTCTAGCGGGGTATACTTCGGTACACACTCTGTATCCGCTGTGCTTGGTGCTAACCAGCGAGAAAAAACTTTGTCTAGCCTCGGTGTATGGTTGGCTAATCTGTTGGACTCGATTGACGAGAATCATTGTAAAAAAGCCTCTGAGCGGGCGGGTATCTAATAACTATGGCAATTAACTTTGATAACGAAGCGAATCAGGTAAACGTCACCGTCCCTTCACCAACCACGGTCACAGTCACTAAGCCTGCCGACATCTCTGTTACGGTTACAGAAAAGGGTAGGGTTGGAGCTACTGGCGCGACAGGGCCTCAAGGTATTGTAGGGCCTCAAGGTATTGTAGGACCTACAGGCGCGACAGGGGCAACAGGGGCTGTAGGTGCGACAGGTCCTGTTGGGGCTGGTGGGGTCATAGGGTATTATGCTTCTTACTACAGCACTCAGGTACAAAGCATAGCTGCTATAAACACGGCTCAGGCTGTTACTTTGAACAGCACCGCTGTAGAGAATGGATTTGACATAGTAGACAATTCTAAGATTACGATCTTAAACGCAGGGACCTACTCATTCACGGCTACACTTCAGATATCAAATCTTGAGAACACGGCTATAGAGTCAGAGGTGTGGTTAAAGCTAAACGGAACAGACTACCCCTCTTCTTCGTCTCACGTGCTCCTCCAGCCAAGAAAAAACTCTACTACCCCCTCTGAAACGTCAGTAGCCATTTCGTTTGTCGGGACGGCTCAAAATGATAACGACTACATAGAGATTTACATCTCAGCGGAATCTACGAATGTTTCCTTGAAGTCAGAGCCGTCTACTTCGTATAGGCCGTTTGCCCCCTCTGTAATAGCCAATATCCATCAGGTTGCTTACGCTGGCCCCACAGGGGCTACTGGACCTACGGGTCTGACTGGCCCCACAGGAGCGACTGGTGCTACAGGAGCTACAGGAAGCACTGGACTTACTGGCGCTACTGGTCCTGCTGGGGCAACAGGAGCCACAGGGCCTGTAGGGGATGCAGTACCAGACGGTGGTACGAAATACCAAGCCCTGGTAAAAGCTTCTGCTACCGATCAGGATATAACGTGGGCTGATATATACACGAACAGATACGCTGCAGAAGCCCAGACCTTCTTGACTGGGGCTACGGAAACAGTAGAGCTGTACTACACAGCTAGGGCTGATGGGGATGGGTTGCACGAGAGCTCTCAAAGCGACACACCTACTGCTGGGTATGACATCCAACGAAAACTCTACTATTCAGAGAAAGCCAAGGCCGACCCAGATACCTCTGCTGACTGGACACAGTTCACGGCTATAGCGGATAACACGTCGTATAATGACGCAAAGACAGCGCTTCTTGCGTATTTAAACGAGCGTACTGGCGGTACCTCCCCGATCTCCCTTAAGATTACATGGGAGGAAGTGGTACAGGCCCCAGCTTTTACAGGCTTGCTGAATGAGACATATGGGAGTGGGGCTGAGGCTGCATACTCAACACGTCGTCTAAACGGGAATGTAACGGATTGCATGGTGATACGCAGAGCATCGGGAACACCAGCAACCACTACAATCGGGTTTGACTCAGAAGGCAACATCGACGAGAGCGCGATAGAAACCTTCTGCACGGGTACGACGTGTACCGTGGTAACGTGGAAAGACCAAAGCGGAAACGGGAACGATGCGACCGCACCGAGTACGGGAGACGAGCCGACCATTTACACGGGTGGGGCGTTGGTGAAAGACAACGGAAAAGTGGCTCTACTTGGGAGTAACGATTATTTCGAGTCAAGTTCAATTAGTAGCGGTTCGGAAGATAGAAGCGTTTATATCACTTATAACGCTGATACTGTTTCGAGTTCTAACCAAATGTTTGATTTCACTGATGTTCAAGGGGGTTCGGCAAATTGCTGGACGGTTACGACAGAAGTAGGGGTTAGATGTAGGAATACCACATACGTTCCAGCTGGCGGATTAACAACTCGAAGCGTGCTTTCCATTGAGCAGGACACGAGCGAAAGCCCTGAATTAAGGATGTACATAAATGGAACGGAAACAGGAAGCGGTGGTAATATTAGCGAGAATGTTGTAACGGGTCCCACGCGCATAATGGGAAGCGCCCAACTAAACACCTACAGCGGCACTTTTCAAGAAATACTGATTTACGCAGGAGCAAATGGCGACAAATCCGCTAACCGCACCTCCATCGAATCCAACATCGGCGACTACTTCACCCAAAACACGCCACTCCTCGACACGTACTCAGGGGCGGCGGCTGCTTATTCCTTGCGGCTTTTGGACTCGACGTATACAGGGAGCGCGGTAGAAGTTTACAACGGCTCGAGTTATGCGGACATAGGCTTCAACGTATTCGGCGAGTTGGATACGGTTGCACTTGCTGCGCATTGCGGTTCGAACGACGGGTTCGTTTCGGTTTGGTACGACCAATCAGGAAACAGCAACGACGCGGCGCAAACGACGACGGCTAATATGCCGAAGATTTACGACGGGACGACGGGCGTGGTGACGGAGAACGGGAAGCCAGCGTTGGAATTTGATAATAGTAATGACAGGTTTGTAGATGTAACAGGCTTAACTTATAACACGAATGACGTTGGAGCGTTTGTAGTTTGTCGTGCAACTGCTGGCCATCAGAGCTATGCAACGGCTTTAAATTTAGGCCCTACTCAAGGGTCGGAAATTGCAATAGCTTACAGAACAGAGCGGTTTGCTTATTGCGGAACAGAACAAGGCACAGGTACTAGCGACACAACACAAAACCTTGTGAGTTTATATGCGGACAACGCAAGCAATGATGTAAAAGGCTACATCGACCAAACTCAAAAATTAAGTACTACGGTTGTAAGCAACGCGAAAACAAGTTTTGAAATTGCGAATTTGCGCAGCTTAGGCTCTACGTATTGGGGTGGCACAATTCAAGAAATTGTTTTTTATGCAAGTAGCTCAAAAGCCGACCACACGAACATCGAGGACAACATCAACACCTTCTATTCAATCTACTGATGAACAGTGGTTCTTCGAACCAGAAAGACCCTGAAAGGGGTCTTTTTGTTTTTATTATCTTTGCCTTATGGCTGAAGATGTAAAGAAAAAGCTCAAGCGGTTTGGACTCTCAGGGCTCAATAAACCCAAGCGATCCCCTAGCGGGAAGAAATCACATATCGTAGCAGTACGAGACGGCGGCAAAGTAAAGATCATTCGCTTTGGAGAAAGAGGGGCTAGCACGGCTGGCAAGCCGAAGGCTGGGGAGAGCGCTCGCATGAAGGCGAAGCGCAAGTCATTTAAGGCTAGACACAGAAAGAACATAGCTAAGGGCAAGACTAGTGCAGCGTGGTGGGCCAATAAAGTGAAGTGGATTGTAATACTTGCGCCATGCTTCCTTTAGAGCTCCCGAAACAAGTTCGCTTGGGCGATGACGGGCGATGGCACAAACCATGCTATTCATGCGGTAAAGACCAGTCATACTTAAGAAGAAATTATGCTATTCTTTCTTTTTTAGAGAAAAAGCTTTGCAAAAAATGCAGCAACTCAATGCCTAAGAATTGTTCGCATAAAGGGTGGGTTAAAGACGTTTTGAGATATTCTTTCGTCAAGAAGTTTAGATCAGGCGCCAAGCTAAGAAACATAGAGTGGGCTCTTGACTTTGATTATTTAGCCGACCTTTTAGTTGATCAGGATTTTAAATGTGTTTTAACTGGTTGGGATATAAACGCAAAAGACGTGTCAAAAAACACAGCCTCACTAGACAGAATAGACTCATCATTAGGATACGTAGAAGGAAATGTTCAATGGGTTCACAAAATAGTGAACATGTGTAAACAGCAATACAGCCAAGAGGAGTTTTTATCTATGTGTAGGGCGATAAACGAAAACGTCAGGTAATGAATGCTGTCAAGTACAACAAGGGCGGTAAGCTCAAGGTTAGCTCTGCTACGAAGTCTGTTCCTGCACCTTCTGGTTTTCACTGGATGGTGGATCGGGGTAGATACTTCCTTATGAAAGGAGATTACAAACCACATCCTGGCGCTGTTAAAGAAGCCAAGTTTAAACTCGTCAGCCATGCCTGATCCCAGATATAAGAACCTAACCAAAGAAGATGCTCACAGACTAGGACTGAAGACTTAGGGTCTCTTGTTGGCTACCTATTCTCAAAAGAAATGGAA